ATAGAAGAGGACACAATACATTTCATCAGACTACAAAGGAAATGCATAAGAAGACTAGAAAACCTAGAGAGAGACAAATAGCAGACAAGTTGGTTAAGCAGCACGAACTCAATGAGAAGTTGAGAGAGAAAAAAATATCTAATAATTTTTGGAAATTTTTTAAGTAAACTGTTGCTAGACTAAATATTTGTTTGTATCTTTACCAAGTAAAATAGAAACAATGGCAGAGAAGACAGGTCTTACTGGTAAATTAGTCTACGACTTCAACACAGCAGCAGTATGTGAAGTATGCATCAAAGGTAATTGGTACCGCACTACTGCTAGAGAATTCAGATCATTTGACGGAAGTAGGAGATTGACTGAGCCTATCAAGCAACCAGGAATAGGTGATAAGTTTGAGGACATACAGTTTCACAGTTATGAATACAACGGTCCAGTATACATCCTACAGACAAATCAACAGGTGATTAGAATGGATACACAAACAATTGTAACAAATCCATTCATGCCAAAAGTAAAAAAAGCAATACAAAATAGTAGTAGAATATGAAAAAATTACACATTGAGTCATTAGATGAATTAGAAGCAATGTTTCGAGAAAAGACTGTTGAGATGACAGATGCAATCAAGGAAAGCATCCAAGAAGCATACGACGCAAAGAAGAGAACAGCACTGTTGTTTGAGATTCAGATCGAAGGAGTGGAGAGTGCGTTTGAGATATCCATAACAAAAAAAGAATGGATCATTGCTTTAGAGAATTGCTTAAAGCATTATGAGGAGTGGGAACACTCAGATGATGCAATCGATACTTTTTTATTAATTAAAACTTTAAAAGATGAACAAGCTAGTTAGTGTATTTACATGTGATGTTACTGGAATTAAAACTACGTACACATATAGAGGTAGTAGTATTGTAAGTGGAATTGAATCTGCAGAATTTGATTATCCAAAAGGATACTTAGACAAGTTCGCTAAACAACAAAAGACAGCAGACAACTTACCAAAGACAAAGAGATTATACTTTAATCCAGCAACTGGAAAAGAAGTTAGTTATGCTAGAGCACGAACTATTGGATTAGTAAAATAATTTAAAAATAATTGTAAAAAAAGTTGCACCGTAAGGATAAAAGGGTTATCTTTAGGTATATTAATAAAACAAAAACAATAAGTTATGATGAATTCTTTCAACACAGGTTTAGATTCTTACCTTTCAAAAGATCAAGTTAGAGCTATGGCTCCAGTTGTATTCGCTACAGAACCTACTAACAAAGGAGTGAGCGAGAAGTACTTACATGTTAATACTGAGACCGTTATGGACGACTTAGCTAAGTTAGGTTGGTTACCTGTAACAGCTTCTCAGAGAAGAACTAAACCTAGAAAAGATGGATCACCTACTATCAGATCCAAGCACATGGTATCATTCCAGAACCCAGATCTTATGATCAAAGGTAAAAAAGGAGATGATGCATTCCCAAGAATTATTGTTACTAACTCACATGACGGACTTTGTTCATTCCAATTTAGAATTGGTATCTACAGATTAGTTTGTTCTAATGGATTAGTAGTTGCTGATGAAGAATTCTCTGCATTCAGTATCAAGCACAAAGGGTATACGTTTGAGGAATTACAAACAGTAGTAGCTCAAGCAGTAGCAGATCTTCCTAATAAGGTTGAGGTGCTTAACAAGATGCAAGTAAGAATGCTTACTGCTGAAGAGCAAAGACAATTAGCAATTGATGCTATGGCTTTGAGAGCAACTAATCCTAATGCTGAGTACACTGAGGCTAGTATCGAAGATGTATTGGCAGCTACTAGAAAAGAGGATGAAGGAGATAGCTTGTGGTTAGTGTTCAACAGAATCCAAGAATCTATTATCAACGGAGGATACTCTGCAGCATTGCGAGGATCAAAAGTGAGAAAGGTTAAGAAGATCAAAAGTTTCGAAAGAGATCTTCAAGTCAATCAAGACTTATTTAAGTTAGCTACTGCCTACGTTAACTAATGAGAGAGCAGTATCTACAAATGAGAAGAACCGGCCAATATGACTTTGGCTGGTTCTACAACTACTACGTACAGAATAAAGCAGAGGACAAAGATATAATTCCCTTTGAGGGATTTATTCAAGCATTTAGAATGTATTTTCAAATCAACTCACAAGAGATTGTAAATAATCTAGATAAAAAATTCAGCGTAACAAAAATAGAAGACACTAACAATAACATACTTTATATAGACTAATATGGAAAATACACCAAAGACACCAAAGACAGCAAAAGAATTAATGGCAGACCTCAAAGGTAACTACGTTCAAGTAATAACGAAGAACGGTAAAACTTATCCTAAGCTATTTAAAGATCCACAAAAAGCAATACGAGCAGTAGGAGGAGTAGAGAATGTAAAGTACCTAAGAGAAGTTCTTAAGGAACAAGTTACTGCAAAGTATATAGATGAAGATTCCTTAACAGGAACTCCTGAAAATGAATTGTAAAAAAAGTTGCTAGACTGAAATAAATTTAGTATATTTAAGTATAATTAAAAACATAAAGGTTATGGATCGATTAGGAATTTTTCTAAGTGCAATCGCACTACTATTTGTAGCATGTATATTACTTGCTTAGCCAACACAATGGCTTTGGAATCAACACTTACAAGAGCAAGAGCTGAAGCTGAAGCGAATAGATTGAAGCAAGCTACATTAACACCGTTACTAATTCAACAACAATGGATTGAAGCATGGAAAGGTGACGTACCAACTACAGTGTTAGGTTCAGGTACAAATGTAATGTACGGGTTAAAGTAATACAAACACAGTTAGTATATAGGTCCTTCGGGACCTTTTACTATTTATAATCATGAAGGTAAACAAACAACAAGCAAAAGAAATACTAAACAAGCTATCACCACAGGAGTTAGCTTTATATAAACAACTCAATGCTGAGTTAGGTGGATTGAATGAAGCAGGTACAAGATCTGTGCTAAGGACTATTCTAGGTAACTGGAAGAACTATTCTACAGCTATGCTTATGGCTATCATGATGAATGCTAACATGGCTAGTGCAATCAATAGATACTCTCCTGAGACTTATAACGCAATCAATACTGAGATAGTAAAAGACACAACCAAAGGAACTCCAGGACAAAGAGTAGCTACTTCAACTAACATACAACAAACATTCGGTAGTGGTAAAGCAGATGTAGATCAGAAAGCACTACAAGATGAAGTTGGTAAGATTCAACAATGGATACAAAATAATAATGGACGTAAGTTTAAGATTGTTATCACAGCAGGAGAATCTCAGGTACCAAATCAAAGTGGATTTAAACAGAAAGGTTCACTTGCACAATTTAGAGCACAAGCTGTACAAAGAGTGTTATCTAAAAGTATTAATGCTCCTATTGATATAGCAACTGAGATAGGTACGACACCTTACAAGCAAGGAACAGATAATCCAGGAGACGAAAAGTATCAAAGAGAGCAATTCATTAGAGTTGATATTGTAGTAGATGCTGAGAGTGTTTGTAACTTCAATCCTGATCAACCAGGTACTCAAGGAACAGCAGCAAATGGGTATGTGACCTTCAATGATTATATCTCAGGAGAAGGAACTGTAGAGATTACTCCAGGACAAATTCCTGACAGACTTACGATAGAGGATAGCAATGGAAACATAAAAGCAGATACAGGATATGTAACGACTGAAAAGAGTAAGTACTCTGCCAACTGGAAGTATGTTCCTGCCTATGTTTTAGAACTTACAAAGGTACACCAAACAAAAGCTAAAGCACTAACAGGAGGTAAGATAAAAACAATCACTGTTAAAGATTACGAAGATCTTAAATCACAACTATCAGCAAGACCAAATGCTCCTACGATGGGAGATGAGATTGGACCAGCACTTGTTCAACTAAAGAAGATGGTAGAGAGTGGAGTTACAGAGTTTGTTATCTATGATAATATGGGAAGTGGTACTGTACAATTTAGTGAGAAGTCAGGTGACTTGAAAGCAACAGTATACTCTCCGGTAGGTAAGACAGGTTACCAACTAAAAGGTAATTGTAAGTAGTAAATAACCTATAAAAGCTACTATTTATATATGTAGAGTAGTGGTTACAATCACAGAAAGAAATTAACATAAAGCTATGGCAAGTAAGGACCACTACCCTGAAAGCCTTAGCTTTTTTTATTATGGTAGGAATTTATAAAATAACAAATCCAAACGGAAAAGTCTACATTGGTCAATCTGTAAATTTAGAAAAAAGAAAGAAGAATTATAATAAGTTGCGAGATTGTAAAAACCAGAAAAAACTATACAGCTCCTTAGTAAAGTATAGCTTTTCCGATCACATCTTCGAAGTTATAGAGGAGTGTGAAGTTACTAAGTTGAATATCCGTGAAAGATATTGGCAAGATTATTACAATGTACTAGAGGAAGGATTAAATTTAAAGCTTACAAAAACAGACGATAGATCAGGATATCTTTCCCAGGAGGTACGAGATAGAATGAGAGAGTCTCGCATAGGAAAGAAGCACTCACAGGAAACAATCGACAAAATAAAAGGTATGAGAGGTCCTATGTCGGAACAAGCTAAAGCTAATTTAAGAGTTCCTAAAGGTCCCCAAAAAAAATCCAGCAGGTCCAAGAGGTCCTCAACCTAAGGTAGTTTGTCCGTTCTGTAACACCGAAGGAGGAGTAGGGATAATGTATAGGTGGCACTTTGCCAAGTGTAAAAAATAGACTAAAAAAGTTGTCTCGTATTAGATTTTACCTTATCTTTAAGTATTAGAAACAAACAAATAAAGGTTATGAAGAAGTTTTTATTAGTAGCTATTGTATTAAGTAGCGTAAGTTGTATAGCACAGTACTATAACAACGATGTAAGTAGAAAGTATTTCTATCATTGGGAGTCAGTTAATCCTTTACACAATAACATGGAGATTATAATTCACAAAGAGAGTGGAAAGGCTAGAGTAACAGAGATCAAGTTTGATCACGATGGTAAGTTCGGACAAGCAATTGTTTATTCAACAGTATATGTTTGTAAGAGTAAGAAAGGTAAGATGGTTGTAGAGACAGTTGATCCTTCCACACTACAGATTCATGATAGTGAATATATTCTCACTAAGGATAAAAAATTACTAAGAGTTACTAACAACGATACAATTGTATTTAAAAGACGATACTAAGATGACTGAACAAGAATTACAAGCTCTGATTGATGAAGAGCAAGAGTATATCCAAAAGTGGAGAGATAGTTTAACACAGGAACAAATAGATTCAATCTAAGCTATGAAAGTAATCTACATGGAGGATACAATCCTACAGCTATCACAAATAGATCCTCAAGCCACGCAAGAGTTAATTGCATCAGGACAAATCAAACATACCGAACAAGGTAAACCTTATCTAGTAATACAAGATGGAGATACAACTATACAAACAGAAGTATAAAGGAACTAAAGTAACTTTCAACTCCAGGAAAGGAGCAGGAAAGACTATAGAAGGTATTGCAACTCAGATAGAGGAATCATTGCAGATAGTAATCCTTAGAGACGCAGACAACTTTCCACACTGTGTATCAATAATGACATTGGAAGAAATTTAAAAAATAATTAACAAAAAGCTTGCCTATGTGAGCTTTTCTTCGTATATTTAAGTATAAATAAAAACATAAACAATGACAGTAAGCGTACCAGTATTAGGATTAGTATTATTAATATTTACACTACATACAATATTAACTCATTTACTAAATTGGTTTTATAGAATGGCATGGAAAGAGGATGGAACACCAGTATTCTTAACAGTAGTGCTAAACATAGCAGAAATAGCAATATGTGTATCATTATTAGATTATTACATAAAATAACATAACTATACAAAGAACAATCATGACCGTAAAACAACTAATACAAATACTAAACTCAATCGAAGATCAAAATACTACAGTAATGGTAAGAGGATATGAAAGAGGAGTAAGTGATATACAAGACCCAGCAATTGAAAATATAGCGTTAGATGTAAATGAGGAATGGTACTATGGAAGACATGAAATACAAAACTTTGATCATGAGTATAAAGATAAACAAATAGTACAAGCAATAATACTAACAGGACACAATGCAAGTATGGGGAGTAAATAAATTAAAAGATCCAAATTCAAATCATATAATACGAAAGGTTATAAAGAGGAGAGAACAATTACTTACTAGGGAACAAACTCCTAACGTAATTAAACAACTAAAGTACCTAGACAAAAGGATGGAGATAGGGAGAATACTACTAGAGAGATGGTATGAAAAATCGCAGATCGAGAAGCAGAGCATCTCTCCTGCTCTGTCTTCGACCCATTTAGATAACCGTTTGTAAAACCGTCTATATAACCGTTTGGTAACCAATACCAAAACCGATTAGATAACCGTTCATACACACGTAAAACACGTAGGAAACCATTTACAAAACCGATAGGTAAAGCGATTACGTAAACGTGATAAACAAAACGCAAGTGTGTAAAACATATAGTACCTGGTATTACATAGTACTAAATAATGTATGGTAATGTGTGAAAAATGATACAGGTAAGGAGGGTAGGTAGATTAGGAATATGGCACCTACCTGTACCCTTTGTAACAAATTCGTATAGTAGGCAAGTGATCCTCCCTAAGAAACGCTATAAACTCCTTAGAAAAGCGATTAGTAAACCGATCTGTAAACCGTTTGGCTAACCGTTAGGGGAACCGATCACAAAACCGTCTAGAGAACCGTTTGGAAAACTGATCTGGAAACCGTTTGTGAAACTGTTTGTGAAACTGTTCTGGCTAACCGTTTGCAACCTGGAACCTAACAAAAAAAAATTTGTTGTGACTGTTGCCTCGTATGTAAATAAGGTGTATCTTTACCTCAGTAATTAAAACAAAACA